TTTTTCCATCAGAAGATACTATTGGTTTTGCTTGAGCATTTGCTCCAGAAATAATAGAAACTTGTGGTGGTTTATTAAAATTAATAATATCATTAGTGCCATACCCAGAACCTTTATTTGACAAATGAACGGAAGTCACCTCTCCAGTAAAAATTGGTTGGACAACACTTTTATAATCACTTGGTTGAATTCCAGTGACAGTTGCTATACCAACAGGTCCTTCAACAGATACTGAAATGGGAGGATAATTGAAATGATGAGTTCCAGATCCAGAACTTGTCAATTCTACATATTGGTTAGTTCTATAGAATAAATCTTTATCGTTTATTGTCCCAATTTCTGACAGTTTAAATTGGTTATTATCAAGTGATGTTACGTAATAATCTTTTTCATTCGTCAATCCTCCGATCAAACTAGAACCAGTGAAATATCTTATAATTTCACCCGAATTGTAATCATGATCATCAATAGTAATAACATTTGATGCTGTATTAATTCCTACCGAAGTAACAGATCTTTTTTTATTTTCATATCCTGATCCATTATTCGTAATATTAATAGAATCAATTACTGCTTTTTTTGATACACATTCAAGTCTATGCTTACCTATACCAAAGAAAGATAAAGTAACTGTATTAATACCAACTATAGAATCTCCAATATTATTATGAAGTTTGATAGTTGTTGCATCTACAATAGATGCAAAATAGGTTGCATCTGTGGATAATCCACCAACTCCTTTTTGAGCACTTGTTTTATATACTACTTGCTCACCTTCTCTAAATTTATGATATGTTGAAAATCCAATTGTAGATAAAGTTGCACCTAATGAGACTCTTGCAGAACTTGGATCTGAGAAAAATTCTACAGAATGAGAAATCAATTTAGTAACTACAGATGCTTTAGCATCAGATCCATTACCACCTGTAATTGATACTGTAGGAACTTCTGTAAAATCAAATCCCTTATTAATAATGTTGATATTCCTTAAACTTCCACTAACTGCAAGAATACCAGTTGCTCCAGTTCCAACAGGATCTTCTATATTTAAGATTGGTGGATTAATTATATCAAAACCAAATCCAGGTGAAACTACTTCAACTTTTTCTAGTCTTCCATAATGGATTAAATTATTTGATTTATAATTTAAAATTTCAACACCATTAATTAAAATGCCAGTAGTTCCCGGTTGTGTCTCGACTACTAAATCATTATTAATTGGATCAGAGATTTCTCTGTAAAGTTTTTGAGGTTCTAGTTGTTTTCCAGCTGAAATAGAATCCTCAATAATATTATCATCTACTGATACTGAATTTTCTACAGAAACAAATTGATTTGCATATAAATTTGCATTGGATTTTGCTAGTTTTATATTATTAGCATCAACTCTTAAAATGTAGTATATTCCTTCACCTCCAGTATCTCCACCAAATAGAGATGATATGATAGTAGTTTCTTCAGAAACTTGTCCATCACCAAGGTCAACACTTTTTGTGGTTTTTTGGGGAGTGTAGTATATAGATTCTCCACTATAATATCCATGATTATTGATATTAAAAGTTGAACCGGAAAAAGTTCCACTAAAAGTGATTTTATTTTTATCTACAACTAAAGGTTGACTTTTATATGATGGTAATGAATTTGTAGCAATTAAAGCAGAATTGGAATATTTTTTCTTATAAACGTTTTGAATATTTGATTGAAAATTTTCAACTCCGGGAAAATTTTGAGAAGTTACTTTTTTTATTTTTTTGCATATAGAATATTCTGATCCAGTATCAAGAGTTGCTGCAGTTTTAATTGTTATTACTTTTGATGAAATTATGTCAGAAATAGTGGCATCAAAAGAATCAATTGAATTTGGTGAAGTAATAGTTAAATTGTCACCAAGTCTTAAATAATTTTCTGTTTTTAGAGTTAACTTATATACTTTGGGAGAAACATTATCAATTAATTCTATTTTTAAAGTAGAGTACTTGACTGAATTATTATATAACCAATTTTTAAACTTAAATGATTTATTTTCAACTCCAAGAGTTTTTACTTGAAACTTATCTCCAGGTTTGTAGTTAAATATTCCATCTTGTTTTGAAAAACTTGATAGAACTGATCCTATACGAACTTGAATTTGATCATCTGATTTGGTATATGCATAATCTAAAGTATTAAGAGTGTCTCCATCAATAATAGTATCAACTATATTTGTACACCCTAAAAACTGCGTTATGGTTTTAGAAGTATAAGATACTATTCCGGTATTTGAATTAGTTGAATTTGGATATTTTACCCCCAACTCTCCAGAATTTGGAAATCCGATTGTTGAATCAACATCAATAACTGTAGATCCAGAAGAGACATTTCCAATTATATGGGTTTTTGGTGCAATCTTAAAACTTCCCTGAGTCGCACTAAGAACTCTAGAGTCTCTATTATATCCACCATCAAATGCTAATTTGTAATAAGTTTTTCCGACCCCAGCATTAATTCTCTCAACATTATACAGTGGAGTGTATGTTTCGCCAGATGTACCTTGAAATATGGTTTTATTTTCTAAAGATTCTGGGTCACCGGTAATTGATTCAACTAAAAAATTAGATGTAACTAAATTATTTGAGTTTGATGGTGTGAACAGATAATCTCTTGGTCTTACAACTTCAACATCTACTCCATAAAGTGTTTTAAATAAAATTTTATTTGCTTGGTCAGTACCTTTACTAGTGTAAAAATCTTTTGATTGCTTTATGAATAAATTTTGATTTAAATTGGAAGATAGGGGTCTTTCAGATAACCCAGGTAAAAATTGAACTTTTGTTTTCTTTAAAAATTCTTTGAGAAATAAACAACTTAAATTCTCTACAATATCACCCTTTATATGATCATCTGCTTCAGTAGAACTAAAGACAAGATCTCCTTGATTAGAATCTGACTGATATGAAGTTACTCCACTAAATCCTCTGATACATCCAGTGAAAGATGAATCGGTTTTACCAGTATATGTTATTACTTCATTATTAATTTTCAACAGACCGTATGAATCTGGGAATTGATCAGTTCCTCTTGGATTTAGTGATAAATCAATATTAATTGTAGTTGCAAACTCATCAATATCTTCATTCAAACTAACTTCATAATTTAATGAAGTTTGCTCATCAAGTTTTACATATTGATCAATATTTTGAATTAAATCAATCGATCCACTTTTATATTCTTGTGAAATATAATATTGCTTTAAAAACTCAGAGATAAGAGGAAACTCATTCTCAACATAAGTTGGAAGTTGATTCTTAACGATGTTACTAAACTTGATTCTTGTTTCTGACATTTGCTTTCTATATCTCTAAATTAATAACCGCCGCCGGTAGAACCGCCAGATCCCCCAGAAGATACTGTTGAAGTTGTGGAAGAAGTTGTTCCTGTAAAAGAACTATTTGATGTAGTAATCTGAGTTGCAGTCTGAGTTGTTTCTGCAACATTAACTGTTCCACCAAGGCGAACTAAGTTTCCATTTGAGTATGAAGATGATACGATGTAAGTAGACGCTGATGGATCGATTCCTGATGCAATTTGATCTGGAACCATATCATACGTGCTATTACTATTATCTAGTTGCAAATAAAGATCCTGTAATCCAACAACATCATTTGATGATGGAGACGCTTGTATTTCAATTACTTGCTGACCATCTTTTTCCATTCCACCTAAGATATTAATAGCATTAACTGTCACTATACCATTTACATAATCAACACTTCCCACATTGGACCGTAAGATTGTTGGGTTTTCTGATCCAACATTTGGTAAGGTAAACAAGAATAAAGATCCAGTTAATCCATCAGAACTTGGAATATCACTTATATAAACATTTTCTTGTATTCCAGATACTCTGAACGCACTAGATTTTATGTTATATCCATCATTACTTCTAATATGGAATCTATTTCCAAATCCAATTTGATATTCAGCCAATGTATTTGGAACAATCCTAAGATCTCTTCTCATATTAATAATAGTAATATTCGATGTCACAGATTGATGACTATCGTCAACTATCTTTAGGAACTTACTATATTTAAATCTTGCACCATATCTATTTAACTCAGTAGAATCTGCATATTTTGCAGCATTATTAGAAATAACAGTAGAAACTTCTGAGGACGAAGGTGTCAAGTTTGTATTATAATAGACTTTTGAGTTTACTTCAATATAAAGATATTTTAGATCTAAAATTTCTGGTACTACTCCAGCAACAGCATATTTTTTTAATTTTGATTTTATATTTTCTTTTAGTAGATTTGGTAAGAAATCACCAAATCTTGGTTTTATACTAATAAAAACTTTTCCATATTGTGGAGGAACCAATTCTTCTCCACCAAAAACAGAAATAGATTCTGTATCTGGATATATTTTTGAAGGAATTAAGGTTTCATAGTCATCTGCAGTTACTGCACGATTTTGAGTTGCATAGATTTTAGGAGCAAATTTCCTAACAGACTCAACTGCTTCAATTGAATCACCACCCCTAGAACTATAATCAGTAGTTACTAATGATATTCCACTAGTAACTGTATATTCTTCACCATCCCTATTGTAAGTTATCCTACCATTAAATCTAAACTGATTCATTCCATTTCCAGAATCACCATTAGTTGCAATATATGAAACTGTTATGTAATTTTGATCTTCAAGTTTTTGTCCAAAAACTCCGTCACCAAAGAACAACTCATATCTTTCATCTGCTACTTCTTGAAGGTAATAGATTTTAGAACTTGATCCAGCATAAAATAAATTATCTTGTAGAGTATAAGTTACAGATGCAGAAGATGATTGATTATTTTTTACAGTTACTCTAAGTAATTCGGTGTCAATACCAGCATTTGGTAAAATAAATTTTTGTTGTGGATTTCTAGCACTATATGTAAAATTCTTTACTAAACTTGATCCTTCAAAAATTGAAATGTTATTAAAAGATGCAATATCATTTACCACAGGAACGGTTATATCATCTAAAATACAGAATGCACCTGACGTACCACCAAACCGACCATTAGACGCTGCTACAGTCCCTTTACGGAGGGTTAGAGACGCTGGTCTGGGAGTTATGTTAGATGTGTCTACAAAGAATGAAATTGAAGAAGTTGCTGCTTTTCTTGATCTGGGGGTATATCCAATGTTTCTTGCAAGTGCAACCACATTTTCTCTAAGAGTTGCGGTATCAATAAAAACTTCATTTGCCACCATGTTGGCATTATACGAAGTAATATACGTATTATATGCTAACAGGTCTACAATAGACGATAAGTTTGAACCTTCAAAGTCATAGTCTGTGAAGTTTGAATTTGATTTGAGGTATTCAGTCAATGCAGACTTAACACCCTCAAAATCTAGATTTGTAAAATTTACTAGTGGCATTTTACCTTGTGGGTTGCAATACGAATTCTAATTGTTGTGCTGGAATATCTGCACCTATAATATCATATACGATTGTAACATCAAAAGAATTACCATCTATATCAGCTCTTGCTCTTACAGATGTTAATTTAACTCTTGGTTCATATCTTTCAAGTGAGTTTCTTATCTCAGTTTCAATATTAATTGCAGTAATATCGTCAACATTCTCAAAAAGTAAGTCTGTTACACGACATCCAAATCTTGGATCAAAAGGTTTCTCACCAGGAACTGTAAGTACGATATTTTTTACCGATCTTGCAATTGCATTTTCATTTTTTAGTGCAATCAAATCTTTTGTCAGAGGATTAGTCTGAAAAGTCATACTAATATCTTTAAAACCTTGACTGATCCTCTCTAAAGGCACAACAATAGGGCAATTATGTATTATTTATCAAGTAATTTAATGATAATTCTTAGCACTTTATTCATATAGTGGTTCAGGATTGGTTTCTACTTCAAATAATTCAGTTTCAGTGATTTTATCCTTCTTTTTAGGTGTTAAATCATCATTTGCAATTTCACGAAGCATCTTTTGATGATGATCATTTGCTAGATTGTCTAAAAAATCGTTCATTTTCTTAAAAATCGGGGATTTCGGGTTGATCTTCTGTAGTTTTACGTTCTTTTGCAGTTTTCCAGAAATAATTTTCATCATTTCCAAGTCCATCACGGTCATGACCATTCTCAACTTGATAATATACAGTTGAAACCTTAAAATCTGGAATCTTTGGTTCCTCAGGTGTTAAACTATTGTCATAAATTCGTGTCCTATTAT